ATCCCGGACGCCACGCTTCCGGTACCTTATTTCTTCCGCCCATCTTACTGTAAAAGGCTTCCATAACGCTGTCCCAGTCAAATGATGCCTTGCCTTCGCCCCTAGCTGCAGCTTTCGCCGCCTGCTTATTCATATGCACGTATTTCATAATTGTTTCCGTGCTGCAGCCTGCATCAGACAACTTCTGGATCAGCTCATCCTGCGACAGTCCGCCCTTGTCTATGGCATCCTCTATTTCCATAGCCTCGCCTACAGTTAATTTATGTACGCCTGTAGATGTAAAGCTCTTGGCTACAGCATGCAAAGTTTTATAGGCGCTATAATCGTTGCCTGCTATCTGTTTGGCCATGTTTTCAAAATACGCCGGGTCACGTACGCCATTATTGTAGGCAGCATACATTTCATCCGAAGCTCTTTCCACCATAAGGTTAGTGCTTGTACGCTGCTGCTGCACCTGCTGCAGCGCGTACTGCATATAACCTTTTTTTAATTCTTCGCGCTCTGTAGCGTCCATAGCTCTGCCGCCGATATGGCTGTAGCCTACCGTATGATATCCGGCAGCATCCAGCGCCAGCTCACTCACTCCATGCTCACCGCTCTGGATAACCTTGCCAGTCTTGGCATTGTATATGCCGACATGGGTAATGCCCTTATAGGCCTTGGTGTCGGAATGCACATCATCCGGGTTGTCGCTCGTAGCGTACTTGCTGCCATCTACCTGCCAATAGACAATATCTCCGTCCCTTAATTGTTTACGGTCATTAAACGTCAGCCCTTTACGTTCTGCGTTAAGGTAGGTACCGTCAGCCAAGCTGCTGGCGATATCATAATCACCGCCAGCCGTCTGAATATATTTTTTCACAAAGTTAGCACACTGATTGCTGCCCCAAGCCTTGCCTTCCTCTCCCTGTGCAAATGCCAAACCTTTGGCGATATCTGCCGTACCGGTCTGCGTAGACAAGAGCGCCTGCACACCGCCGTTTATATCACTGCCATACTTGGCATAGATGCCGGCAAAGGTATTAAGCTGATTATTGCTTTTCTCCCTCGCGCTGATAATCTTATCGTATTGGATACGTTTCTGCGGGTCCATAAGATACCCGTAGGCCTGCAGTATCTCGCCGCCACGCGTCCATCCTTCGCTGCTGTCTGAGTTGATAGCAGCCTGCGCTGCCGTCTCTGCTACCGCAGCCTTCCATTTGTTGCTTGCTTCAGCAATCTTTTCCTGGCCATAGTTGGCATACCTTGCCGCAGTCATAAAATCGCCGCGGCGCATAACAGCGTCCAGATCATCATTGTTATGCCAGTTTACTGCTACGTCCTTCAAAGCTAATTTGTATTGATTGTTAAGCTGAGTATCCTGGTACTTCTCCATCTCACCCATGGTATAACGTTCCATCTGGGCACGCTGGCCGGTCCAGTCACGCTCAACGGTATTGTAAAAGGCTTTGCTTCCCAGAACACCGCGCAGCGTCGACGGTCCTTTTTGCATAATGCCATTGATAATCTTCTTGCGCCCTTCCTCGTACTTGGTAAGGTTATCCCTGGCATTTTCTTCCTTGTTCTGCAGCAGCTCATTCTGCAGCCTGCTCATCTGCATATTGTAATCATTGTTGGCCTTCATGACATCGGCAATGGCTATCTGCTCATAGAGCTTCTGCCCTCCCTCTACCATAGTATTGGTAAGATTTGCATTTGCCCTTGCCAGCGCCATCTGCCCGCCCATATCAGGACGTGCGCCGCTCGTCTGGCTTGCAGGCGTAGCGAGCTTTGCCTGGTTCTCGTAAACATCAATTACTGCCATATTCTGCTCCTTTCCTATATACGCAAAAAGCACCCAAGGCTTAGCCTCAGATGCTTTCTACGTTGCTAATTTTTTAGAGTATGATGAAAATGGGAGGATGGCTTCCCTTCCGCACTATCATTTTACCACACGTCCTTTGCCGATTTGTAAAGTACAAAATGACATTTTTACCATTTTGCTTTCGCCCAGCCATCATTACTGTAGCTTGAGATGCCGCCACCGGTATGAGCAGGCAGTCCTTTCATTTCTGTGTAACCGACAACTTTATAATCTCTCAGGCCAACGCCAGCACTTTTGCCGGCCGAGCTTTTCAATGCTCCCATGCTTTTGGCCGTGTAAAGATTAGACGCTACGCTCAGCCCTGCCTGCAGCATGCTGTTCATCATAGCACGCTTGCCGGCCTTACGGTAGGCTCTGGCGCTCGACGCATAGGCATCGCCCTGATTCAAATTGTCCGTACTCTGCTGGAAGATATTATCTACCTGCTGACGTGCATTGTATCTTTCAAAGGCAAGCTCCTGCTCCTGGTTAAACTGGCTGTCTGCCATCGCCGCCAATGCACTGCCGCTTGCCGTGATTCCGGCCGCGCCGATGTTGGCTCTCTGCTGCCCCTGTAGCTGCAGCAATCTGCGGCGTTTGTTTTCCTCGTTGATTTCATTGTTCTGCGCCTGCTTCTCGGCCTGCTCCTGCAGCTTCTGCGCATTGTTATAGGCGATATCAGCATTTGCCTGCGCCTGCGCCGCCTGTGCGTTGGCCTGCTGACGTGCTGCACGTCCCTGCAGATAACCGCCCAAGAGAGTTGCACCAATCATTACTCCTACGCCCATGCTATCCCTCCTTTAAAATTCTTTCGTCAAAATAAAATTCCCTGTGCGGCAGATTGTAGATTCCGCATTGTACCGGCTCCGATATCTCAACCCCAAGCCATCTGAGCCAGCGCAGGATTTCTGCGTTCCCAGCATCAACCTTATTGGACATAGGCCCATAGGCCGCCACAATCGCCCTCAGAAAGCGTTTGGTATATCGCCCTACTACTAGCCTATGCTTCAATGTTTCGTCGGTCATGAGCAGCCAGACGCATTTTACGGAGCATATTGCAGCCGGGCTTCTTACTCCATAGATAGCTGCAGGCACGCCGTCAATATAAAAACAGCCAATCAGTTCGCTATATCTGACGCTCCTTTTTAAAACATCCAGCTCATGGCCAGCACCATACAGCGCCGCCAGCTCCTGCCTGTTGTCCTGCCGCAGATGCGCAGCCACGTATTCAATATCTCCATCCGACGGACGACCAAAAGTATATTCCGCCATATTATCCTCCCGGCACAATCTCCGGCACAATGGCCAGTACCGTCATCGGCAGCGGTGCATCCTGCTTAATGATAAGCTGCTGCGTTTCGTCCCAGCCTGCAGCAGGCAGGACGATTTTTTTCTTGCCGGTGAAAAGTTTTGTAGGCTGGCCATATGCTTCGGTATCGCGCCATTTGATTTCATCCAGTTTTTCTTCACTTAGGCCATACAGTCCGCCACGCGTGTTTTTAAAGAGGACGGAAAGATTACCTATGCGCTTCTTGCGGCTGATAGAGCTGCCGTCCTGCATCTGGAATTCTATCGGCAAAGTCTTTATGACTGCATCAATAGGCAGTCCTACATGCACAACACTGTAACCATGCTTTTCGCTCAGCGTAACTTTACCGCCTTCCACCTTCTGCTGCGGCAGCGCGTTTCCGTCAGCCAGTATGGCTACGGTTTCACCCTCCAGCCACGTCAGGCCTGTTACCTCTTTTATATCGCTGCCACGTATGGTTATGCCGTCGTCAACATAAATCTGTTCTTCCGGCACATCGTTATCGTTCCTCTTTTCCAACATAACGTTCTCGTATTGGCCGTTACGTTCTATGACAGCGTAAAGCTCGTCACATTCTCCGCCAGGAATGCAGCAGACATTAACAAAGCGCGCATTCTTAATGCTGTGCTTATGCCATGCGTAGATATCCTGCTCCTTGATATAGGTCAGTCCCAAGAGCAGGCCATCATTATACTCATTAAAGAACCGATTTCCAGCTTCGTCCTTGTCACGGACAAACCATATGATGCTGTCCGGAGTCTGCTGGTAGGTCATAGCTACTACTTTATGGCCATCGAACAGATGAGAGCATAGGAGGTTGAGGTCATCACCGGTGTATTTATCAGCCTCATAGCTGTATGCCAGGTCACGGATGATGTTGCCCTGCTGCTGTGCAAATACAATTCTGCTGCCTACCGTTACCGGTAATACGTCAGATATGCCGCGATATTCCTGTGCCTGGCTTAAAGTATTGCTAGGTGTCAGCGCTTTGCCCTGCCCACCGCTTACCTTATATTCGCCGCCGCTTGTCAGCAGTATCAATTCTCCAAAGGCTACCATTGCTTTGATGCCGTTCATCTGGCCACCGTTAAGAGTTGCCGTTACCGCATCATCATCTACCACCGGTGTTGATGTTCCGAAATTATAATAATCTCCTACCTTACTGCTCCAGAACGTCTGCGGATATCTTGTGCTGCCGGCAAATACCAAGCGGTCCTCAAAGAAGCCTGCTGCAGTCGGATACCCTTTGCTCCTGCTCCACGGAGAAAAAGCCCATATCTGCGTAGCATCTGTACTGCCAATCGTGCGCAGCACCTTGCCTTTAACCTTTTTACCGCTGATGTACTCGGTGATTTTTATAATACCGCTATAATCATTGCCGAAGCTCTGCAAAGTGACATAACCGGTCTGCTTCTCGTTCTCGCCGCTCCAGATGGTAGTATCAAACTCTGTTGAGGTTACCCTGTACCTGACGATGTACTCTTCTTCGTTCTTTTCGGTAAAGTTGTAGTTCTGGCTGTGATTGCCGTCCTGCGTCCTTACGAGCTCCCACATAGAGCTGTTCTCGTTATATTTTTCCAGCGAGAAGTTTCCCTTCCAGAAGCCAAAGCTCTCTACATAGACGCTAGAGCCCGGCAGGCAGCTTACCAGCAGCGCATCCGTCGCATCAGGTTTGCCTTTTTTGTATTCGCTTTTTTTATAATGAGTCAGTTCAATAAGGCTGCCAATGGTATCTTTCTCAAAGATATCCTTATCTGCCGTTAATGTAACCTCGCCTTCGGTTGCACTGGCAGTTATCTTCGCAGCCTTGCTGCCATAACGGAAGCGGATATTACAGAACCCGTCACCGCCGCTTTTGCCGTTGATGTTAGCAGCATCTGTTCCCTTTGTACCACCAGAAGCACCGCCGCTGTAGCTTGCGCCTTGGCTACCGGGTGTAATTCTGGAACGGTAAAAAACTCTGCCACCTGTTCCTTCTTCTCCGCCTTTAACTGTTCGACCGAACGCAACAGTATTGCCGCCAGCTCCGCCATTTTCTCCTGTGACGCTCTGGTATTTACCCAGCGACTCCGTTTGTTTGCCGTTGCCGCCTGCACCACTTGCGCCAACCTCAATCTTATATTTTTGTCCAGCCTGCACATCAGTCGAAAAGCGAATGTATTCGCCAGTACCGCCATCGCCGCCCGGAGCAACGTATTGTCCGAAGATTGCAGCGCCGCCACCTCCACCGCCAGCGCCCGCCAATTCTACTGAAATATTGGTTACGGTATCAGGCAGCGTCAGCTCGTAGGTTCCAGGACCATAACGATATAATTGTACCGTCTGCTCTTCTTCTGTTGCTGCAGAGCCGTTACTATCCTCAAACGGACCACCTGTTATAGGCATCTGTTCCCAGCGCCAGTCGTATGTACTATAGCGTGTAAGCGTCATAGGGTAATGGTCAGGATGTACGATAAAAAGCACGTCAGCACTCTGCGTATATTTTATTTTGCAGATGCCCTGCAGGTCAGCCGGATTAAGATTGTTGCTTATTGTATAAGGCTCTCCGTTATCCTCTACAATATATTGGCCGTTGTACAGAAAACGGCAATGCCCTGCCGTGACTTCTATGATATAGGTTTCATTGG